ACCGACAGATACTGATGGAGGAAAAGTTAATAAAATATTAGAAACTACAGATGGATTTATACCAAGATCTACAAGATGGGTCGAGATAGATAGAAGAGTACCATCAGAAAGTGACTTAACAAGTGGTAGAGCTAGTGCAAAAATTCATTATCAAACTACTGAAGGTAGTGCTTGGTCATGGGGAAATCAAAGAAATCATCCTTACTGGAATGAATATATTGGCAATAGAAATAGAACAATAAATGATCCTTTGAAAAATAATAGTATTACAGTAGGTGATCCTTATAAACAACCATTTATAGATCGTGGTGATGGTTTTAGGTATGGTGCTGGACCTTTTGTTGTTGAACAAAGAAGAAGAAGGCGACCTTTGAGACCAGGAAAATATTATGGAATGATTAAATATGAGATGAAAGAAGCTGACGTAGATCCTGTTGTGCGTAACAACATTGCAGTAACAGGTGGTAGTGGTTCGGGGTTAAAAGTAAATGTAAAAGTTTATAAAAAGCCTGATACTAACGAATATGCTGGTGCGGTTTGGGAAATTAGTGAAAGGGGAAGTGGTTATAGAGATAGTGATAAAGTAAGTATTCCAGCTATTAGTAATTTAGGTTTTCCAGGTGTAAATAATATTCATATTGTTACTGATTTCAGTGAATTTGTATCTCCACCTTGGCCTGGTGGTAAAAATCTAAATCCTTTTGATGCTGTTACAGATTATTATCAGTATGATGCAGAACGTAGTAGTCATCAAGACGGACCAGAGCATGAAATTGTTTATGTAAATGAACAAAGTAATTTAGGGCGAGATATTCCTTATCAATTTGAGCAAGCTGGTATTGCTAATGTTGCATTACGTCTTGCTAGTTCAAAAGAATGGAATAGTTTTTCACAATTTTCGGCATATATTAAACAAGGTATAAAAGTTAAAAGATTAATAGATGATACAACTGGTGCGACTAATTTATTTCCAGAAATAGTATATGCGTTATTAACTGAAAATCGCTTTGGATTAGCAGATTCAATTGGTGTTAGTGCTGTTGATAAAGATAGAATGACAATTGCTGCTAAATTTTGTGAAGCAAATCATTTTTATTGGGATGGTGTTATTACTGATAAACAAAATATAAGAGAATTTGTATATCAAAATGCAATATTTAATTTATTAGACTTTACAATTCTTGGCGGTAAATTTTCGTTGTTTCCTTCGGTTCCATATTTCCCTGATAGTTTTAAAATAAAAAGAACATCAAAACCTCATGTTCGAGCTTTATTTACAGATGGCAATACACGAAATCTCAAGGTTAGTTTTTTATCACCAGAAGAACGTCAAAATTTTATAGGTACTGTTTATTTTAGAAAAGAAATAGCAAATGGTTTTTCTGAAACACAATCAAAAACTTTTACTACTGCAACTGATGATGAAAGTATAATTCAAGAAAAATTCCCTATAGAAGTGTTTGATATGTCTGATTTTTGTACAAATGAAAGTCATGCTGTTGAATTTTTACAACACGCATTGATGATAAGAAAAACAGTAGATCATGGTATAAAGTTTGAAACTACTCCTCAAGCTGCGTTAGGATTGAAACCTGGAAGTTATATAAGATTTATTTCAGAAGCTACTCATACCAGTAGATTTGAAAATGGTGTTATTTCTCCTGATGGACTTGTGCAAAGTGTTGGTAATAGTACTTTAAGTAACACGCCTATTTATTATTGGAAGCCAGGAACACAAGAAGTAAAAGAAGCAAAACTTACTGTAATTGCTAATGGCACAACAACTAATTCTAATTTATTTGGAGCTGTTTTTACTGTAAAACAAACAAGTGAATCTAATAGATTATATAAAGTTGAATCTATTACATATACAGATGAAGGGTTGATAGAAGTATCAGCAAGTCATGCACCTCTTTTATCTGATGGAAGTCTTGCTACAATAAATTATAATGATAGTGATTTTACAAGTATATAATGGCAAATAAAAGAAATTTTCCGACTATAAAACCTTCTTCTAGAACTTTTACTGCTGGGAGGTATCCACAAACTGAATTTGTTGCACAGAATGGTGCAAAAACTGTTATTAGATATGGTAATAAACAAGTAGATGCAAAATTAACTTTAGGCTTTACAAATATTACAGATTCAGAAGTTAATGAAATTTTAAATACATACGAAGAAGTTAACTCTGATTATGATTATCTTGAATTTCATGGTGGTGACGCATTAGCAGGGATTACTCTTCCTCGCACAACAGATAGTGTTTTATTTGATAAAGTAAGAGCAAGTGATGGTCGTGGAAAACTTCTGTTAAGATATAGATTTGATGGTCCTCCAACAGTTACAAGTGTCAGACCTAACAGATCAAATGTGCAATGTAAATTTGTCGCTTGCCTCGATGGGGATTAGAATGTATTTAAAATTAAACTAAAACAATGTCTGGTTTTTATTCTGGGAAAGAAGGTGAATTATTAATAGATGGAACGAAAGTTGCTAAAGTCAGATCATGGTCTTTCAGCATGAATCAAGCAGTTTTAGAAACTGTTTCATTAGAAGATACTGATAGAACAATTATTCATGGTACTAGAAGCTATACGGGTAGTGCTAGTATTTATTATTACCAAGGTGCTGTTGGAGTAGGTTCTGGTCAGCTTAGTACTTTAATAAATAATATTATAAGAGTTGGAAGTGGTGGTGGAGATGGTGTTAATGCAGAAAGCAATGAGGTAAGATTTAGGTTGAGAATAAAAGACGGATCTAGTGGGGGTAGATTTATTGAGTTCATTGCGATACCAACGAGTTTCTCCATGACAAGTGCAGTTGGAGAAGTTACAGCAGCAGATATTAGTTTTGAAGTAAATGGAGCACCTACTGGCCTTGCTTTATAGATGTCTATTTATTTTGGATCGACAGGTTTTATTGAGTTAAAACGTGATGCCTTAAATTCTGAAATAGGAACATCCATAAACCCTGCTGATGTAAATACAACTAAGAAAAGATTTTCTGTTGAAAATGTTAATGGATCGCTAATTACAGGAGATCAGATTGAAATAGAAACAGTTGATGGAAGTAATTTAGAGTTATTAAGTAATCATAGTTTTCCTGATCTTCGTAAATATATTCATATTGATGATATGGGTGGGATTAAGTTGTATAACAGCTTTGCTTCTGCTTTAGCTGGTGAAGTAACAGATGCACTTACATTAACCGCACCATCTTCTACAAAAAATATATTAATCCGTACCAGAAATACTAGATTCAGACCTCTTGCAAAAATTACTGAATTTGAAATTACAACAGAAAGAGATACTGTTGATGTCACTAATTTAGGAGAAGAATTTAGAAGGCAATATGAAAATGGTCTTATATCAGGACAAGGAACGATACAGACAATATGGCAGCATAGAAATTTTCAAAATGATACTCCTGGATTTGCAAGTCCAGAATTTCCTGTTTATTTAAGTCAATTATTGGTACGGATGCAGCAGGGAGCAGATTTTGAGGGCAGATTTTATGTATATCACGATCCAAGTCAAACTACAAACAGTGTTTGGTATCAATCAATGTGCGTGGTAACTAATGTAGCTATTAATGTACCTGCAAGTGGTTTGGTAGAAGCACGAATAGAATTTATAACTAATGGTGAGATTAGACTTCATAATGGAGTACCACCATCATTCTTGTTATTAGAAAACAGTGATAAGATATTGCAAGAGGATGGCGATGGTATTTTACTTGAAGATCCTTAAAATAAGATTTATGATGTACTTAAAAGCGACTTGACATGGCTGATCTACAGATTACACAATTACCAGAATTAGGTTCAGCCCAACTGCAAGCAACAGACCCGATTGCTCTTGCAGATGTCAGTGCAACAGAAACGAAAAAAATAACTGCAAAAAACTTTGTACAAGGTGCTTTTGGATTAGTAGATGCAGCATCAATACCAGCTACAGCACTTAGCTATCCTTTGTCTGTAGGACAAATTGTTACTGCTACTTTAGCTGATAGTGCTGTTACTAATGCAAAAATTACAGATGCAACTATAACTGGTGCAAAATTAGCAAACGATACGATTACAGCTACTCAGATAGCAGCAAATGCCATAGGTTCAAGTGAGCTTGCGGACAATGCGGTAGATACAGCAGCGATAACAGATTTAAACGTAACAACAGATAAATTAGCAGCAACGTCTGTAACCACTGCAAAGATAGCTAATAGTGCTGTTACTTTTGTTAAAACAAACTTTAGTGATGGCGATATTCCTGGAGCAAAACTTACTTCTGCTTCTGTTACATCCACTCAACTTGCCAACAATTCTGTTACTGCAAATGAATTAGCAGATAATGCAGTAGATACTGCTGCTATTGCCAATACTGCTGTTACTGGAGCAAAGATTGCTTCCGATACTATCACTGCTGGTAATATCGCCGCTAATGCTATTGGATCGTCTGAGCTTGCTGACAACTCAGTAGATAGTGCAGCTTTAATATCTGATGCTGTAACAACTGCAAAAATTTCTGATTTAAACATAACTACAGGAAAATTAGCTAACAATGCTGTTACTGCTGCCAAAATTGCTGATGATACAATAACTGCTACACAAATTGCTGCTAATGCAATTGGTTCTAGTGAATTAGCTGATAATGCTGTTGATACGGCTGCTATAACTAACTCTGCTGTAACCGATAGTAAAATCTCAGGTGTCTCAGGTACAAAAATTACAGATGGAACTATAACAGCAGCTAAGTTAAATACATCTAATATTGATAGGTCATTAAATGTAGCATCAGGTAATTTAGGAATAAATAATGCAGTAACAGGCGGTGCATCTGCCAGAAATGGTATTACTTATAATAATGAAGGACTCATAACAGCTACAGCAGCATTAGTTGCAAGTGATATACCAGAAGCTACAACATCAGCAGTTGGTGGTGTAAGCGTACCATCGGATGGTGGTTTGGCTGTTACAGCAGCAGGTGCATTATCAATAAATAATACTGTCACTGGTGCGACTAGATCAGGAATTACTTTTAACGACCAAGGATTAATTACATCTACTGCTGCCTTAGTAGCATCTGATTTACCAGCAGCTACAGCTTCTACTATTGGAGGTTTATCAATACCAGCATCTTCTGCTCCTTTAGCAGTTTCAGGAACAGGTGTTTTATCAATAGCAGATAGCGGTGTAACAGCAGGTACATATCCAAAAGTAACAGTATCTGCAAAAGGTTTTGTTACTGCTGGATCAACTCTTGCTGCCAGTGATATTCCTGACTTAGCTGCTTCAAAAATTACTACTGGTACGTTTGGAACAAACTTTGTAGCCAATGATGCAATCACTATGGATAAGCTGGCAAACTTATCTACTGGATTTATACAAGAAGCATCACCTGATATATCTGATCTGCCTACTGGTGTGTTTTGGTTACAAGAATCTACGGGACAGCTAAGAATATTTAACGGTAACAGCTTTTTCTCTGTTGGTTTTGGAAGATTATCAGAAGAAAACCTTAGATTTTGTGGTACATTTAACGCAACAAATGGTTTGATAGTAACACTTACAACCTTTGGAGTGTCAGCAGGTTTCAGTGTAGGTAATGCAATACCAGCAGGTACAGCAGCATTAACAGGTGCTTATTTTGTTTGTGTAACCCCTGGAAATGGAACAGCAGTTGTACCAGCAACAAGTTTTGATGCAGGTGATTGGTGTTTATGTATGGGATTGAACGACTGGGATAGAATTGATACTTTATCTGGACCTGGAAGTGTGTCTAGTTTAAATGATCTATCTGACGTTACGATCAGTAGTCCTACAGCAGGTCAAATATTAGTACTGCAATCTGGTGGTTCTTTTCAGAATGTTTCTGTATTGAGTGGAGGAACTTACTAAATTGATGTATCCTTTAGTTAAGTCAAGGTAAACTATGGCAATTCAAATTAAATTAAAGAATAGTGTTGTACAAGATAGTACTCCAAGCACATCAGATTTACCTGCTGTCGGAGAGATAGCACTAAACGCAAATATAAATAGCATTGGTGGCTTTATGCGAGCCAGTGATAATACGATTGTAAAAATATTTGGTCCAGGAAGTTTATCAACACCCACTGCTACAACTACAGTTTCGGGTATATCTGAATTAGCTACTAATAGTGAGACAACAACTGGAACTGCAACAAATAGAGTTGTAACCCCTGCTGGCTTAAATGCGGTAACAGTTGCGGAACGCTCCACGTCAAATAGTACTTACCTTGCGTTAGCTGGTGGTACTTTGACAGGAGTAGTTGCTGCCACTGCTGGAAGTAACTCAGCACCTTCTATACACTTTGGAGACAGCGATAGCGGAATATTTGGTGGAACTAATACTGTTAGCTTGGCTGCTGGAGGAACAACAAGATTAACTGCTGATACTGGTGTTGATATAACTGGTACGTTAGCCGTAACAGGAGCTATAACATCTACAAGTGATTTAACTATTGCAGATAAGATAATTCATGCTGGTGATACTAATACTGTTGTAAGATTCCCTGCTGCTGATACTGTTTCTGTTGAAACTGGTGGTAGTGAAGCACTTAGAGTAGATTCAAACGGAGTTATGATGGTAGGTTTATCATCTGCCTTATCAAGTAATAATGCAAAACTTCAAGTCGCACATACGGACGGAAACGCAGATATTATTGTACATAGAGCAGGTAGTAATTCAAATCCACCTGGTTTTAATTTTCAAAAAACCAGAAATGCAACTATAGGTAACTATTCAACTATTGTTCAAGATAATGATGAATTAGGCTCTATACGTTGGGGTGGTGCAGATGGCACAGATATTGCATTTGCTGCAAGAATAGTATGTGCTGTTGATGGCACACCTGGAAGTAATGATATGCCAGGTCGTTTAGAGTTCAAAACGAGTGCTGATGGTAGTCAAACTCCTACTACAAGATTAACAATAGACAGTACAGGAAAGGCTACGTTTACTGTTGATGCAAGTATAAATTCAATAAATATAGGTA